TGATCCCGGGCCTGTTTGATCCAATGGCCGGGGCTCAGACCCCAATGAACCTGTTCACCAACGGCAACCAGTACGCCATGACGCCAGAGCCGATGCTCGGAGTTCTGCTTGCGCAGGCTCCTAGCCTTCCATCCTCAGATGTGATTCGAGGGCTTGGTGTGTTCTACAAGACCGAGAACACTGCAATCATGGCCACGGTGCCATACACAGTACTAGGGCAGGTAACGACTCCTACGGGAGAGACGTACTACTCCGCCAAGGACTCTGCGGGGCTGGATGTGCAGATCACGATTGGGCAGGGCCTAAAGCGCCCGGTCGCCTCTGGTCCGGGCCAGGTCATCATGCCTGACTCGTTCTCGTTCATGGCGCTCGACAATCCTATCCAGATTGGTGCGGGTCAGGCGGGTATCTCGGCTGGCGATCCGAATCAGCCAGCCAAGATGGCGAGCCATGACACGCTCATCCGAGTGCGCGCATGGGATGATGCCGTCGAACTCAGCGGCGGGGCTGTCGAGAAGATCGGCTCCGGCATGCACAGCTACGTCGACGCGGTATTCTGGATGGCCGCTACTGGGATCCCCCAGCAGGTCTCGGCCGAGATCATCAAGATTAGCTCCTCAAAGGGGCGTCCTGTTGAGCTGTTCGGAGTACAGAAGCTTAGCTCTAAGAAGGATGAGCTAGAGGCTACGCGTACGAAGGTGGCGGCTGCGATGTCTGTGGAGGCCGATCTTCCCGCCCCGCAGAACCTGCTCATTGACGCAGTCATGCTGAGCAAGGAAGCCGACTCTGGAAACGTCTCCGCCAAGACGGTCGATGCGGTCCTCTCGTTGAACTTCATCAATCGGGAGAACATCGATACCTTCCTGGACAATCTTCCTCAGCTTGAGGATGCCGCCAGCAAACTGGCAGAGCTCAACCTCGCTGTTGACCTCGGACTGAGCGGTATCCCTGGGAACGTCGTCACCAGGGCGATGAGCAGCCTTGAGACTGTCATCGATCGACTCAATGGTCTGAAGCAGTACGAGGTGTGAGGTGGCTCGGGTCATCCTAGCCAAGCAAGCCAAAGCCACTGCCGCAGATGAGGTCGATCGCCATCCGGCGTGGTACTTCATCCTGTACTTGCTTGTTGTCCTGGATGACCCTAGCCGAGACTCCATCAATCTGAACCTCTCGGCGCACGGACTCGCGAAGTGTTCAGAGATCTGCTACCAAACAGCGGTAACCGCTGTGGGCGCGTTCCCAGAGGACTTCTACCTTGGCAGTAGAGCGCACAGACCCTCGGCGCAGTATCTCCGGAAGCTAAGGATCTTTAGCCTCGTCCATCCTGATGAGGCGCAAGAAGAGATGCAGAAGAAGATCCTTGGGGATCCCAGCCTGCGCTCGAAGATTGATGCCCTGCTACTTGCTAAGGTGCCCTCACGGGAGATGTCCTTCCGCCTACGCAAGGCAGGGGAGCCTCTCTCCGTCTTGGCCATTGAGGAGTACCGCCACTACTTCTGGGACACGGCGTCTATGTCCCTTGAGGGTTGGGCAGCCTACTTCGATGCAGATGCCGAGGGTAGGACGGGCAGGCTCGACACAGTATCCAAGCTCTCTTCTGCACTTGTCTGCGGCCCTACCGTTGCTCTCCAGAAGGTAGGGTTTGAGCAGGTTCTAGATCGGCAGAAGATCTTGGATGAACTCCAAGCAGAACTCTACTCAACTTTCCAAGAGGTGAGGCAACTACCTCTATCGGAGAAGAAGGTGGAGATGCTAGGCAATGTGAGCCGAGCCCTTCTCCGAGTAGATGAGCGCCAAGCTGCTAGCGACACTGCCCTTCAGGACGTCCTACGTAGATTTGAGCGCTTCAAGGTTAGGGGTGAGGGAGTGCCCGCTCCCTCCCTGTTTGATCTGGCCCCTACAGGCTCGGTGAGTAATAAGAACCGCGAAGAGATCTTGTCATCAAGGGAGACGACATGAGCGAACTGCTCTCCACGGTAGGGAATGCGCAGCGCGGGCAGGAACGGCAGGTTGCCACAAAGAGCGCCCCGGCGTGGTTCAACGCGGACTCGGTGTCGTTGCTACACCGCGCGCTGTCTCGCGCGGCTGAGGCAGAGCAGGAGATCAGCCTTCCCTCTTCTCAACATCACCAGATGAAGAACTTTGAGGCATACGTTACCGATCGCGGAGAGAAGGACCTAGTTGTCCAGTTTGTTTCTCCTAAGTACAAGCATTTCCAGGAAGTTCTCCCGGAGATCGTGGAGGGCCACTTTGGGACAACTGAGGGCTTCAAGCTCCATGTAGAGCCCGAGATCAAGAGCTACGGTCTCTTGATGGAGGGTATCCGCGGTAGGCCCTCGTTCTCTCCGGAACACGTCATCACCAACTTCCTGGCCTTCGCGGACCAGACACTGTCGATCCTTAGGGAGGCCTGATGCCCATCCGCGCATACACGTTCAAGGATGAGAACTCCGTGGCCCGATTCCTGTCGGAGCGCGGGATCTCCCATCACGAGGTCGGTGGTCCCTACTACAATATGAACGGCGCTCAGTACGTTCTTGTTGATGAGGGGATGGCGCAGAATCTCCCGCCCTCGGGGATCCCTGTCCTTGGGATGTCCTACGGAGTCTCGGACGGCGGAAGTCCAAACTTGGCCGAAGTCACAGATGCCTACACGGCGGTGACGGCTGAGAACCTAGGACCCGTGTCGCTGAGCTTCTCTGCAACGCTAGCGAACACCGTGGTCATTCCTTCGACGGTCATCGTGACCCTCACGAGCTCTACGACAATCCTTAAGGACAACGGCCGCGGTAAGCTCCTCAGCACTGTTGACGCTTCCCCTCGCGGAACGATCAACTACTACACGGGCGCCATCTCGATCACCTACTGGGGCCAGGACAACGTCTCGGGAGATGTCGAGGTCGACTACTCGCACTCCACGCTTCCGACCGCAACGGGTATGCCGGACAAGATTGAGCTCATTGGTCTGATGATCGACAGCGGTACTGCATCGGCAACTGTGACGGTCCAGATCTACAACGACAATATGGGTGCGTCCCCAGCCTTCGCGGGCCAGGTTACCCTCGACACAGATGGCAAGGGTTTCCTGCCCCTGTCAGGTGCGATTTCCATCGCCCTCGATCCTACGACTCCGTCACGGTGGGTTGCGCTATCCGGCTCCGACAACTACGGAGTCTCCCTACAGTGGCGCCGCGCAGACATCTAAAGAAGACGCGAGCGATTATGTGAGTCGCTCGCGCCGACTATGCTTAGGGTCTCGTAGCCCCAGCGCAGTCTGACAGGCCTTCACTCTATGGTGAGGGCCTATTCCGTTTTGGCGCAAGCACTCGATGTGTTGCGGAGTGCCATATCCCTTATGCTTCTCAAACAAGTACTCGGGGTACTCGCGCCCGAGTTCCTGCATGTACCAGTCGCGAGTGGTCTTAGCTACGATTGATGCTGCGGCCACTAGGAAGTAGTCGCGGTCAGCCTTGGGTACCGCAATCTGCTCTACTTCATCCAGAGGTCCAGAGGGTAGTGTGTTGACTCCATCCAACAGTACAAGGGATGGTCGCGCCCCTAGGCAGATGTTGTCGGATACCTCGTTGAGCGCAAAGGTCAGGCTATTGATGTGGCCATATTTGTTGAACAGCTCCACATCCGCGTCCCCGAGGGCAACGTGTCCCCCGTAATCTGAGATGTACTGGAGGAGGAGCTTGAGTGCGCTGTGGCGCTCATGCTCCGCCATCTGCTTTGAGTCGCGAACCTGCTTGATAGGCCACCAATCACGTAGCTTATCAAGTCTCGTGCTGGGAACTTCAAGCGTGACCGCCCCAACTGTCAGCGGACCTGCGATGGCCCCTAGCCCCGCCTCATCCACGCCCGTAACAAATGGCATCAGTATGGCTCCTTGTCGCTCGGGCGCGAGGGGTACTTGATGAGGATGCGGACCTTCATCACGTTTCTCTCGTAGTCAGTACGCTGGTATACACAGTTGTTGGCCTCCGCCCATCTCTTCACAAAGTCCCTAGTGATGCTTCGGAAGGGCTCTTCCCACTTCTTCTTTTGCTGGGAGATACAAATGTGCCACCGGAGGGGGTCTCCCCCATCCGGCAGCACCTCCCAGCCGGTGAGTTGGTCGTTCGCCCGAGCAAGTGCTCGAGCGCATGACTCAACCCACCGGAGGGCGGGCGGGCTCACGCGGTCGTCTCCGCCTGAGGCGCAGCGCCCTCAGGCTGGGGAGGAGGAGCAGCGACCACCTGCCAGTAACCGCCGCGCCCAAAGGGCGTGATGGACACGTACCCCGGAGGGTACATGGCCATCAGCCGCGTGTGGGCGGCCTGGAGCTGAGGCTCCAGGGGGTCCGGAGTGGTTTCCCACTCCTGGCCCCCTTGTACGCGGCACACGTACTCGTGGTTGTCCCGTCCGCGGACAACCACGAACGGTATCAACCGGGGCTTGCGGCGCCCCGACTTCGAGACGGGGACGAACCGTACGAACTCGCCCACGATCTCCCCGCCGTATTCGAAGCCCTCCGGACAGTTCGTCTCGGCGACGAACTGCTCCCCGGTTCTATCCGGGGTCCCGTGCCACACTCGCAGCGCCGCGGGGATTTCGCACCAGTCCCCTGCGGTGCGCCACTCGCGCACCTCATGGAGACCGGTGTCGAGGCCGAACAGGCGGGAGCCAGCTAGGGTACCCTCCCGAACTCGGCCCTCATCAGGCCAGCAGAGGATCAGTACTTCCCTCTGCATTGCAGGAAGGACCCCTCCGCCCCGCAGTACTTTCCTCTCGGGCTCGTACCTGAGGTACGAGCCCATGATTACCGCCTGAGGCGGGTTCTCAAAACGCTTATTGTTGGACATTGCACCTCCTTACTGGTAGCTGTCCATTAGTCTTATGACAGAGGTGCCCGTGATTCTTGATCAGCTGCTCGATCTTGCCGAGCGCGAGAACAACGATGACGCTCCATGGTGGGATTGGGAACGACCTCTCCCAGATGCCGAAATGTGGGAAGTCCAAAAGCACCTTGAGGAGATGCGTGAAGTCTATGAGCTGCTGCCCACTGACTTCGTCTCCTCGATCATCCAGTTCCCAAACCCAAACACTCGGCTTCTGGAGCCGTTCGACTACGCGAGCCGCCCGTACATCCGGCGGATTCACAACACACAGTCGAAGAGGATCTTGTTGATGACTGCGCGCCAGGTCGAGAAGTGCGTCCTGGTGGACTCGCGTGTCCTCCTGGCGGACGGGTCCAGCGCCAAGGCACGTGACGTCGTCGTGGGAACCCAGGTCGCGTGTCTCGACACGATCCCGGACGCTCCTGGGGCCTGGATGGCCTCAAGTCGTGTGTCGTGGGTGTCAGACATTCGCAAGAAGTCCTGCGTCGAGATTCGGACTCGCCAGGGGCACGTGTGTCGGGTGGCCATCACGCACCCCATGCGTACGTGGGATGCATGGACAGAAGCAGGTGACCTGGCCGTAGGTGCGCGCCTGGCGGTGGTCCGTGGACTCGGCCCCGCCTTCCGTGACGAAGGAGCGTTGCAGGAGCGCGTCGAGCTCACTGCGTTCCTCATTGGCGACGGGTACTGTACGCGTGACGCGACGGTCACTGGGCGGATCGGCGGTCGCGTCACATCGCGGACCGTGGAGCTCCTCGATCGTCTTGGGCAGGGGTACGGGCGTAGCCGGCGCCGTGCCAGTGGAGTGGAATCCATCCGCATCCACCGAGGTCTCATCGCGGAGTGGCTGAAAGAGGATGGCCTCCTCGACAAGAAGTCCGCTGACAAGTTCGTGCCGGCTTGGGTATTCCGGCTCTCGCACGCGCAAACCGCCGACTTCCTGAACCGCCTCTGGGCGACAGACGGTCACGTCAAGCAGAACACGTCGACGAAGTGGAGCATCGAGTACGCCTCGATGTCCGAGCGCCTCGTGCGGGACGTGCAGGCGCTGCTCTGGAAGTTCGGCATCCCGTCGCGCATCAGGGAGAACTGGCCTGCGACCTACAAGCGTCGGGGCGAGCGCAAGGTCGCCTACATCCTCCGCGTGGAGACGCAGGAGGGCGTGCGGAGGTTCGTGCGCGAGATCGGAGCCCTGGGGAAGATCGAGCGGCAGGAACTCGCACCGTGGTCCGAGAACAACAACCGCGACACGCTTCCCAAGGAAGCGAACGTCCTCATCGCGGAGCTGAGCGCGCGCCTCGCCCCGGTCTACGGCGAGACACTGCATGCCGCCGGACTCCGGCGTGCACCGAAGTACGCGCTGACCCGTGGCAAGCTCACAGACTACGTGCGGTTCTTCGACGGGGCGGGAGTTTGTGACCCACGCCTGGAGGTGCTCCGCGCCCACACTGACTCCGACATCTACTGGGACGAGATCGTCGCTGTGGAGGACATCGGCGAACAGGAGTGCGTAGACTTCGAGGTCGAGGACCGCCACAACTTCGTGTGCGACGGGTTCATCACCCACAACTCCACGACGCTGGCCATCAAGTCATTCATCTATACATGCCTGATCCCGCACTTCAAGATCCTGTACGTCTCCCCCTCGAGCACGCAGACCAAGCAGTTCTCGAATGATCGCATCAAGGAGCTACGGGAAACCTGCCCTGCCCTTCGTACATGGTTTCCTGACCATATGGTCGACAACGTCTTTGAGAAGAAGGCGATCAATCGTAGCCAGATCACACTGCGCTACGCCTACCTCAACGCCGACCGATGCCGCGGCTTGTCCGCTGATGCAATCTTCATCGACGAGTTCCAGGACATCCTACTGGACAACATCCCGGTCATTACTGAGGCGGCCTCGCACTCCCCGTATAAGTATCAAGTACTGTCCGGAACTCCTAAGTCCGAGGACAACCCTATTCAGCAATACTGGGCCACAGCCTCAACGCAGAATGAGTGGGCGGTTCCATGTGAGAGACATGGGCGCCCGACCGATCCCGGTACTTGGCATTGGAACATTCTAGATGAGGCTAATATTGGGGCGGAGGGCCTCATCTGCGACAAGTGCGGTAAGCCGATTAATCCCGTACACCCCAAGGCAACTTGGGTGCGTACTGCCGGCCCATTAACTGAGGGGTCTATCTACGAGGGATTCCGGATTCCGCAGCTGATGGTTCCTTGGACAGATTGGCCGGAACTTCTGGCTAAGTACCGAGATTTTCCCAGAGCGCAGTTCATGAACGAGGTGTTGGGGCGTAGCTTTGACTCGGGTCAGCGCCCACTCACCCAACAGGAGCTCATGGATAACTGCGATCCTGAGCTACGGATGACTGCGGATGTCATCAAGGATGTGCTCAAGAAAACTACTTCCCCAATCTATGCGGGGATTGACTGGGGCCAGGACAGTACCAAGTCCTACACGATTCTAGTGCTATCCACGTACATCAATGGGAAGTTCACAGTCTTCTTTGCGCACAGGTTTGAGGGCGCAGAGATGGAACCTCACATCCAGCTACAGAAGATCAAGCAGTTCATTCGTCAGTTCAACGTGCGGCGCGTAGGCGTGGACTACGGCGGAGGCCACCATCCCAACTCAGAGCTACTGAGGGAGTTTGGTAAGGATAGGATTGCGCGCTTCCAGTACAGCAGCACCAGCTCCCTATGGAAGTACGACCACGAGCACGAGCGGTACAAAGTCCACAAGCATGAAGTACTCAGCATCGTGTTCAACGCAATCAAGTCCAGGAAGATCTTTCGGTTTCCCTGCTGGGATGACTGGAAGTCTCCGTTTGGCACAGATCTTCTCGCTGTCTTCTCCGAGTATAATGAGCGCACTCGCCTAACAGAGTTCAAGAAGTCGTTGAACGCTACCGACGACACGCTCCATGCGATTGTCTTTGCGTTCTTGGCAGCTTACCCGGAGAACCCGAGGCCGGAGCTAATCAAGCCTAGCTTGCGCGTTGATATGGCTAAGCAGGTTGAGCGCGAGATGTTTGATGGCGGTTGAGTGCTAAGAAGAACCCCATCACTTGTTAGGTGATGGGGCCTCCCCCTTTCGGGGGAGGGAGGTCAGCCCGCCGCGGCCACCATCTGGGGGGCCCCCGCGACCGGTGCGCCAGCGGCCTGGAGGTGCGAGAAGATGCGCTCCTCAGAAATGCCCGCCTTGCGGGCGGCTTCGATGTACCGCTCCGCCCGGGCGAGGTCCCAGCGCTGATGCGCCGGGAGGTTGCCCCCCCGCCGGACGGACGCCTTGGCAACCTCGTGGATGATCACCTTTCCGGCGACCATGACGACCGCCGAGACGAGCACGACAGGCACGGCGTACTTTGCCGGGAGCTTGTCGCCGGCGAGTCTTACGATGCCGTACCCAACCCCTGCTCCGGCGGCGCCCGGGAGCAGGAGGCTTCCGATGAAGCCTCCCACCTTGTCCATGGCGGACAAGCCGGAGTCGACGTTGTAGGCGATGCCTCCCGGCGTACCGCCGAGACGGCGGGGAGCCGCTGCCGCCACAGCCGCAGTCGGAGCTGCCGCCACAGCCGCAGTCGGAGCTGCTGCTGCCCTTCGAGCCGGAGGAGCTGCCGCCACAGCCGCAGTCGGAGCTGCCGCCACAGCCGGAGCAGCAGGAGCCAGCTGATCAAGTTCGTTCTTCGTGTTTTCGTTTGCCATGGTTGTCTTCTCCTTTGCTGCTCGCCGATGGGCAGCAAGATTGATTATGTCGAGACCCTCGATGGGATTAGACAATGAGCACCTCCTATTAGCTGCTCACTATCCTTATACCAGATACAACCTTACTTTTTACGACGTAGGATCCCCTCAACCAAATCACCGATTGAGGATGGGATCGAATACTCACGGTACTTGTCCAGCGTGGGATCTAGGCTTCCGGATGTCTCTGCGAAGATGACTGCGGACGTCCTCAGCCTTCTGCGAGACTCAGCCAGTTGCTTATGCAGCGATTGTAGCTCAAGGGAGGAGGCGTATCCCTTGTTACCGACAACCCATGCGCTCATGGCAGTGACCAGCCTTACGAATGGAGCCCAAGGCTTTCGGTCCCCCGTGACCTCTGCGATCACTCGTAGATCCTCCTCAGCCAGTCTTAGGAAGATCTCTATCCATGGGGCTATCTCGGCTTCGGTCCAAGCTCCCGCGCGTACCTGCTCTAGGCAGAGAACATAGAGCTTTTCCCCGTACTCTCTTGTGACAAGGAGAGGGTTGTCTTTTACGTCTAGAACTCTGAGTAAGACTTCTACGGTAGACTGGAGCCTGCGTACCTGTCCGCGAAGAGACGCAAACTCCTCCCGACCCACGACAACTCGGTTACCCTCTGCTCTAGCAACACGCAGCTCTTCTACTTCTGCGGGGTCTAGGTATTTTCTCCTGTCCCGCTCTTTCTTGATTACGGTTAGATGTCCTGTGCGGATAGAGTTCCGCACGGTCTTTGTGGTCACTCCCAGATGCTGCGCGGCATCTTCAATCGTGTAAAGAGACTCAGACATCATGTTCCCCTTGCGTCAACCTGCTCCTAGGCGGATAGTCGGTACCTATCCAGTTGGGTATACTCCCCTTCGTGAGGGTAGCCATGAGCTTTACGCGTTCCATCACTGATCAAGATCTTCGCGAGGCTGCCAAGAGCGCGAGCTCCGCATACCTCCAAGGCGGCTCGGATCTCACTGATGCGGTGGTAAAGGCTGCATCCGGCATCCCGTCAACGCTCACGGACGAGCACGTCAAGCGTCTTTGTGAGATGACCTACCACGAGACGTACGAGCGCATGTTTAGAAACGAAACCGGTTCTGATCGGTTGGTGTCCTTCGACCCTCCCAACGCCAAGGAGGCGTCAGCCCGCCTACGTGTTGAGAAGGTGGCGTCTGCCTCTGCGCGTCTTCGCGCAGCTGGCTCCACCAGGGAAGTTGACAAGACCGCCTCAGCCGTCGCAGCGATCCGACTACCTCGCCAGTTCGCTCCGACAAACATGTTCGATGAGAAGACTGCAAGTCTTGCTTCGGACTCCGGCATCCCGTGGAATGACGCCTACGCCGAGGCGCGGCTGCTGGAGAAGACTCTGCGCCAGCAGATCGAGCAGCTGAAGACTGCGTCTGCCTCAAACCAGACTGGAGCCCAAGATGTGCTCCTTGAGCTTATGGACCATGTCCAGCACGCTACCTTCGATGGGGCTACTGCGGGGCAGATCCTTGAGTTAGCCATGGAGGGCGCGGCCGAGCAAGAGGTCCCCGAGATCTACGTGCAGAAGATGGCCTCGCTACTTACTGATGGCATGAGACACCGCAAAATTTCCCTTGAGGGCAAGGCGGCATCCGCTGGGATCCCCAATCTCAAGCATCCCATCGCAGTGCTTGGTGCCAAGCTGGCCTCCCATCTCTACGAGAAGGCAGCAGCAGATGAGGCCCTCGTAGATATCCGTGCGGCACGTATGGCTCTCACCAGTGGCGGGACAACACATGCGCCAAGGCTTTGATCCCGCGCTAATTCGGGCTGCCTCACTCCGTGTACAGTCCCTGGACATGGAGAAGGAGGCTGTTCTGAATATGATCCCTGCGCTGAGTGCCAAAGTAGCGCCGCTGGCTAGGTCCGCCGGATCCGCAGTCAGCAACTCTGCGGGGAGGGCAGCCAGAGGAGGCGTCACCCCTCTCATGTCGGGGTTCAATACGGCCAGAGCTGGGGGAGCAGGCCTTGGGGCTTCTGTGATGCGCGGTCTGCGGGGCCAGGCCGCGTATATGACTGACGGAGCATCCGATCGCGCAATTGCGAAGGGGATCCAGACTGCCGGGTCTGGCGCCAAATTGATTGGTAGCGTGTTAGGTGCGGGTACGGTTGTCTCAGCCATGCCGCAGATGGCAGCGACGGCTAGTAATACTCGCCGCTCAATCGTCGACGCATACGGAAATGAGGGAGGCTACTGATGCTTCGGACTACCGCATACCAAGCCGCAGCTAGCGGAGAGATTTCTTCGGGCACGCTGGCTCACCTAGAGAAGGTTGCAGCCGCCCAGACGCTCAGCTTCTCAGAGCTGGTTGATCGGCTTGAGTACGAGCGCATGCCTCAGGCTGACCGTGAGGGCCGCAGCGTCAAGAGCGCGGCTGCCGCAATGCAGAAGAATGCAGCAGCCCCAGGTAGGCCTGACATTCGGGATATGCTGTACGCGGCAGGCATTGCGACGGCTGCACCGCTAGCTGCCGGCGCGCTCTACTCTGGAGCCAAGGGTATTCACGCTAAGCTCACCGAGAAGCGAGACCTCAGGAACATCCTGAAGGTTCATCCCCACTTGTCTCAGACCTACTCTCCTGAAGATCTACAGCTGGCTTTTCGGTCTGTTCGGCACTTTGCTCCCGAGATTACGAAGGAGCCATTGGCTGGAGGTAACGCACTAGGCAGCATCCTGCGTGCCCGAGACCCCATGACTCCCGGAGGCCCTCCAGAGTTGTCGGGGGCAAACATCGCAGAGTCATTCAGCCGCGCGCGTCCTCAACGCGATCCCAGTGTTGACGCGGTCATGGGCGCAGTGACTGGCGGTGTTGGCGCTGCTCAACGCATCCGCGACGCCACGCAAGAGTTTGCTCGCCGCCAAGAACTACAGAAGCAGCAGGCAGACCTCAAGCACCGCAAGGACATGCTTCTTGAGGCCGAGAAGGCTCGCCTACGGACGCCGAAGAGCCCCTGATGGAGAAATACGCACTCTTCCGGGGTACCCAGGCTACTGGGGCACCCAACGTCCACCTGATCGAGCCTGGGTCTATGTATGGCCTGGGTTCGACGGCTGATCTTTGTAAGACTGCGTCCAAGGAACACCTACCAGAAGTCATGGAGCTTGTAGAGAGTCTCCAACCGCAGCCAGACCGCCTGTACCTTTTGAACTCTGCACTTGGCGCAGGTGAGCATGTTGGCTTCAACATGCGCGGCGACTGGTTCACGGAGAAGGGTCTTCTGCATACTCCCGAGGGCTGGGACAAGATTGCCGTTTGGGACATTGATGGCAGACGTCAGGCGGCCAACCAAACAGAGCATATTGATGGCTGGGGTAACCTCGCATGGGGCTTCCCCACGTTCATGAATGCCCATCGTTTTAGGCACCATGTGAACAAGGATCCTAATCGAGCCTATGGCTACGTCCTAGGAGCGTTCTGGGATCCCCGCATGCACCGAGTCGTTCTGGTCACAGAGTTGATCCGCTCTCTATGCGAGCAGCTCGGAGCTCTGCACATCTACGACCGGATTGCCAACGGCGAGTTCCCTGATACGTCTATGGGCGCCAAGGTTCCGTACGATCGCTGTTCGATCTGCGGACATATCGCGCGGACTCCGGCTGAGTACTGCATGCACGTAAAGGCCGGGGCACCGGCACCCTACGGCATGAACGCTCTGTTGCCGGATGGACGTAGGTGCGGAGTCTACAACGACTACCCTCGTTTCTTCGACGATAGCCTGGTCTTTGTGGGGGCAGAGCGTTCCGCCAAGATCATGACGAACCTCACGGACCAAGTCAGTGGGGACAAGCCATATAGCCAGAAGATCTACTCCTTCGGCTCTGGAATAAAGGTGGCTGCTGCTCCCATGCGGCCAACCGAGAATGCCCCGGCGGATGCAGTTACTGCTACAGCAGATTCGCAGCCCCCGATGGCGACGGACCGGCCGCTCTCCCGATTGGCTATTGCTATTCGTAGGGCGCAACAGGAGCGTAATCCTAAGGATGGCGGTGACTCCGCAGATCGCCTCACCCAGGTGCTAGACCGCGTGCGGCCCTCGGATACTAGTGAGGAGAAGGAGATCCTGAAGCTCCTCTCCAAGAAGCCCGGTCAAGCAAAGAGCGCCTCACTAAAGTGGGCTGAGATCCTGAAACGGATCCCTTCTCCCGGTCCCGGTGAGCGAGCGATTGTTGCCGCGTATGAGCGCAGGACTAAGACGATTCCGGAAGAGCAACTTGTCGCGCTAGCTACGGACCCGCACTCCGCAATGATGAAGGGCGCAGAGCTAGGTATCGTCTTCACCCCGGAAGAGTTCCAGTACATTACTCTGTACGGGGTTGCCCCAAAGACGGCGTCAGCGCTGCACCGTGCCAACTTGGTATTCGCGCCTGCTCCAATCAATGAGTCTGCGTCCGTGGACTTCCGGGTTCACGCAAAGACATCTGCGGCGCCTGAGACTCTACAAGTCTTGAATGATATGTTCTGGGAGCGGTCATTCGCTCCAGTAGCTGTGCTGGGACGTATTGACGCAGACTACGCCAGAGGCACAATTTACAAGGCAGCTACTGCCGTAGAGTTCCCGGGCTCCGATGTCCTTGCGGAGTTCTATAACGATTACCGAGGGGGTCTCTTGGCGCAACCTCCAAATTGGAGGTATGCTGCTGGCGGACAACGGGCATTGCCAAGTCTGACGACAGAGGCGAAGTTGGCCAGCACAGCGCAAGGCGTCTCACAGGGACTTCTCCTCCTTGCATTTTGGCCGTCCCTCTCAATAGGATAAGGCAGTCTCATGTCACCCAGGCCGAGGGATCTTCGGATCTCGACGAAGCCCTCCACAGTCCAGATCACAAAATGGAGTCCCTGATGTCGTACCAGAATTCCGTGGAAGAGCAGGCCGCTCTTGAGCTCTTTGCCAAGCAGGCAAGCGCCGAGGGCATTGACCTCGAGCAGCTCGATGACGAGCAGGTCGAGGCCGCGTTTGGCCACTTCGTTGAGAACATTCTCCCTGAGCTGCTTGAGCAGGAGGGTGGGGTTGTCGAGGAGTACGAGCCCGGTGTTGAGGATAAGATTGCCGCTGCGCAGAACGCCATCGCGTTCGACGCCTTTGTGAAGGCCGCATCCGCTGAGGGCGTGGACCTCAACGAGCTTGATGAGGACGACGTTGCCGAGCTCTTCGGAGCGTGGCTCGTTCAGGACGTCCCGGCTCTCTTCGAGGAGCAGGCCAAGGAGGCTGAGCTTCTCGAGTACGCCAAGATCGCCGAGGCCAACTTGTCCGAGATGACCGTCATGGGTCAGCATCTCGGTGAGGTTGCTGCCGACGCATTCCTCTCGAAGATTGCTGATGACGCCTACTCCACCGCCCCAACGGTGGCGGCTCAGCGCCCCCTCCCGACTAAGGATGTGAAGGCTCAGCAGTGGCGTGCCGCGTACAACAAGAGGTACCTTGACGCCCTCGCCAAGGAACAGGCCGCTAAGGTACCGCCAGAGGTCAAGAGGGGGATTCTGGGTCGGATGGCGGACGAGCTAGGGGGCGCCGTTGGCACCTTTAGGATGCAACGTAATCTAGGCCGAAAGGATAACGTGGGCATGCTGCGGGCCCTGGGCGGCGCAGCGATGGAGGCCGGGAAGCGGCATCCAGGTGCAGCCCTCGCCGCAGGTCTTGGCGCTGGTGCTCTAGGGGCCGTGGGAGGATACGGGGCCTATAAGGGCGTCAAGGCACTCAAGGCCCGCAATGCACAGCAGGCTGAGGCCTCCAAGTCGGCCTCTGCCATCGACTCGCGAGTCCTCGAGATCCTTGCCGCGCACGGTCTGATCGAGGGCTGAGCAACCCATGAGCCCCCTGCACCCAGCTTTGATTGCTGCTGCTAGTCAGCACATCGCCAAGTTGGCGCAGGGGGCACTCATGCCCATGGCAACTACGACTACGAGCCCTATGCGCTCATCAATGCCCTTAGTAACCAGCGCCCCGCGCGCCCCAGTTAGCCCCGGACATCAGGTGGCCTCGGGAACTCCAACTCCCGCCACATCCAGTCCGGCGATGCAAAGTAGCCCTGTTTCGCCTCCGATGGGCACTCCACCCGGAAGAAACAAGGTACTTCCCGCAGGTCCTACGCCTGCTCCCATGCCACTTCCCGTCTTGCGCTGAGAGGTCCCCCATGAGCCGCTGGCAAAGCCACATCGATCAGATCCTCGGAGATGCTCGCGCCCGTGCGGCCGGGCAGGACTCCGCCAACAAGACTGCCTCCGCCCCTGGCGTCCTAGACGCTGCAAAGGAAGCGGCCGACGCGTTGGACTTTGTCGCGCATCAGGATCCGGGCACAGGTTTCCCTTTGCGCCAGTTCTTCGTCGAGAAGGCTGCGCTCGCCCCTGCGGTGTCGCCTACCATGACGACCGGGGAGCAGGCTGAGCCGCCTCGCAAGACCGGCAAGCCCGCGGCATCTCCATCTGGCGGTTCGCGCCCGGCGGTCTCCGGCGCCCCCACGGGTCAGATGCCGGTAATGCCCATCAGCCAATCGGGCACGAGCCTAGTGGCCAAGAAGGCTACGGCAGCTGGCGCTGGTATGTCTCCTCCTGCCCAGCATGGCCTGGACTGGAGCCCCATCGCCCGCGGTCCTCAGGACGATCCTCTGACCTGGTCCCCCGGTCAGTGGAGTCCAGCGAACGCCAAGGTTGCTTCTCAGGCCGAGGGCACCACTCTATTCGACATCGTCATGCAGGGCCGAACTGCTTCCAAGGAAGCCATGAGTCCGGCTCAGTACGTCGGCGGCCAGGATAGTGGTGCTGCTCCGTCGGCCAATGAGGGTGCGCTCACTCGCTTCCTAGCGAGCAATGAGGCCGCAGTTGGCTACACGAAGCGCGATGCGAAGCTCCCTACCCGCGCGCGTATCAAGGAGGTCTTCCAGAATGTGGACGACCCGGCTAATGGCGAGGCAGCCCGCGCAGCGTTTCCTAACGCCTCCGCTAAGGGCGGCCTGAAGGTCGCCGCGGTTCGCTTCTCCGAGGAAGGCCATAAGGATGAGACCCGCCAGCAGAAGGCCCTTGTCCGTATGCACCAGGGTTTGGCCGAGAGCGGTAGGCAGCTCATGACTGAATCTCCCGTCTCTGCCCATTTGCGTGGGCGCCCGGCTGAGGCACTGCTGCATGAGATGGCTGCGCGCCGGGCAGCGTACAAGGTCCGTAAGCACAGCGACAAGCGCCAGTCTCTCAATCCGTTTGGCGGGCTCCTCACTCCAGTGACGGACGAGGGCAAGTGAGATGCCGGTCCACCCACTACTAGGTAGGTCTCTCCTAAGCGGTGCTACGGGTGCCGTTGTGGGTGGAACTGTTGGCGCTGCTCTTGGAGCTGCGACGGCGAAGCCGGAGCAGAGAAAGGAGCAGGCTAAGAAGTGGGGTGTTCGTGGTGCTGTCAGTGGTGGGCTGGGAGGGCTTGTCTCACCGGCTTACCGTGCTGCTCAGGGCCACTTTGTGGGCAAGTTGGTATCCAACACTGAGAAAGAACTCGCGGCACTGGGTACAGCATTTGAGGCCGCCGGGTCCGCGGGCGATCTCGACATGGCTACGCAGCTCGTAGAGCGCATGCCCGCCCTGTCGAAGCAACTAGTAGAGGCCCAGAAGCAGCACCAAGCCTTGCTCGTGCCAGTTCCTCCGTTGGAGGTTGCGCGGCAGGCGACGATTGGTGGGGGACTGGGGGCCTCCGTCCCTCTAGCCGTATCTCGTATCTCCGACTTCTTGAAGGCTAGGTTGAGCTCCCGCTCTGCCTCACCTCCCTCAACTAGTGCCACTGCGGTAACTCCCGCGGAGAAGACAGCATCTCGCATGTTGACTTCTCGCGGTCATTCAGCTGCGCGTGTTACACTAGGAAAGTACGCAAATGATCCTCTAGCTCCTGATAAGGGTGAGCCGCTCCAGTACGAGACTGCGCAGGACCGTAAGGCCCGTCGAGTTGCAGAACTACTGAAGAAGTCCATGCCGACAGGAACCGCCGAAGGATCTGCCTCTCCCACACCCAAGCGAGGAACCCCATGACCCCCACTAATGTGCCGGATCCGGCAATCCGCGCTGCGGTTGAGAAGAGAGCTTCGGATACTCTTCGCAGTGTCATCGCGTACGCCCAGCAGCTCGAGGCGGAAGTCGCCACCCTTCGCGAGAAGGTGGCCAGCTTCGAGCATCGTGACCGCGTTGTTGGCATCGTGGAATCCATGGAGGAGAAGGGCCTGCTTCCCGGCATGACTCGCTCCGAAAAGATTGCCCACGTTGCAAACGTCGATGACATTGATGTACTTACCCGCGCAGTCGCCCTAGCTGGCGGGAATGGATCAAAGATCGCGGAGCTTGCTCGCGTCCCAGACCGGGGTGCTAGCGGCGAAGATGCGTTCCTCCACTTCTGCCTCACTGGTGAGAGTCCCTGACCAGTAGTGTAGACTGTCCTCACTCAACTAGGAGTTTTCGCCATGGCTGGCACATACTTTGAGATTCTTCGGCCTGGGTACAGCACCCTGACCACACACGACCTGCCCTACACCAATGGCACTGGTGAGACGGGCGTTGAGGTCTTCAATCCTCTCTCGGCTCGCCCGCTTATTGAGGGTGAGTGGCTTGAGTACGCCTCGGTCGCTACTGGCTGGGCCGCGACCCGTGGCGGCGACAATTCCGCCGTTTCCGGTACTCCGGATGACGAGGGCACGGCTCTGGCGTGGCCGCACTGGCTTGAGCGCGGACGTTTCGACGCGCAGACCCGTCAGTACGCGCACCTCCTTAAGGGTCCTGCGGGTTTCTCGTTCCGTACCCGCATCTGCGACTCGACCGGCCTCGCTGCTGGTGATCTGGTGTCGGTATGGGACATTAACCTAGACGGCGTTGTTCGCCGTGGCCTGGCTGCGGCGTCCGGTACCTCGGGTACATGGGCGGTTGGTGTTGTCGAGCGCGTCTTCGGGACGAACGACATCGCTGTCTACTTCAACCCGACGTACATCCCCTGATCTCCTGATCAGCTTCCCCCTCAACCTTCTTAGGAGATCCCAATGACACCCGATACTGGCTTCCAGTTCGACGCTGAGCAGTACAACACCGGCTTCATCGAGCGCCTCAACTCGGGGCAGGAGAAGGAGGCCGCTGCCCAGGCCCTCAACTTCATCCGCGATCGTCTCCGCGAAAACTGCTTCTCGGACATGATCCTCCCGCCCCGCCGCGTTCAGCGCGCTGAGCTAGAGCGCTCGGTCAATCACGACACGCTCGTCTACATCGACGAGATCGAGCCGGGTTCTCGCGCTATGTCGCTGACCTTCCGCGGCCAGCCCTCAGCCACCTACGTCTCCGGCAAGCGTTACGCGATCAGCTTCTGGACGATCAGCTCGCTCAAGTTCGAGATCATCGAGCAGGAGCTTGCGGCGTACCGGATGCCGATTACGCGCATCATCGAGGAGAACTCGATTAAGGACATGCTCGAGGTCAAGGACCGCGAGTTCATCAGCCACGTCGACGCTTGCGTCGAGGCGATGCAGTCCGAGGGCAACGGCGGCGCCGTCGCGTTCACCGGCTCGGCCGTTGACGCGGGTTCGGTTGTCGGTGTGTCCAAGCTGAAGGGCCTTCTGGCCGTCCAGCGCGGTGCCGGCGGTACGGACGACTTCCTCCCTCTGGCCATCCAGAAGGTTGACGTCATCGAGATCAAGCGCCTCCTCAAGCGCGAGATCTTCGACTCGGCTGGCGTGCGCGTTCGCAAGGCGCGTCTCCGTCCGTCCGTGATGCTCGCCACCGAGGCGGACACCGACAACTTCGACCAGTGGACCACCGAGGACAAGGGCGAGCAGCTCCAGTCCAAGACCACGATCGAGGGCTACGGCTACGACCAGTCAGTTGGCCTGCGCATCATCCGCACGATCAAGAACGACATCCTCCGCGAGGGCAATGTCTACGTCTTCACCGAGGCGGACTTCTTCGGCCGGAACTTCATCTACAACGACATCAAGTTCTACGTCGACAAGATTGCGAACCGCATCTTCTGGCAGGCGTGGATGGACATCGGTATGGGCTTCGGCAACATCGCCTCGGTGGTGAAGCTAGAGCTCTACTCGGGCTCCGTCACTCCCACGGCTGAGACCTCTGGCTATGCCCGCGCGGTTCCGATCGACGAAGAGAGTATCGGCGCGGTCAACAACTTCGTGGCGCAGGGCCTCACCTTCCCGAAGGTTGTGATCTACTGATCCAACTGAGGTGGGTTACCGCTCGCCTCAACGGCCCCGATACCTTACAATGAGGGTATCGGGGCCGTCCTTCTTTAGACATCACAACGGAGAGTTCAAAATGAAGTCAGCCGAGCTGCTTGTTACCAACGTGATTCTCGACCCGGCGTACAAGCCCGTAAAGCTAAACCTGGTCGGGGCCATGCTTCGTCCAGTGATTGCAGGGAGAGCCCTGCCTCCCCGCGGCACTCGCATTCTACCGGTCTCGGAAATCACAGAGGCCATCCTTGCTGAAATTGCTCGTGGTATGGATCACGGAGCTTTGCGCGTCAGGTCCCGTGTAGGTTCGCAGCGCGATCTGACGCTAGACGAGATCCGCAAACTCGCAGGACTCCCAGGTTTGTCGGCTCCGGTGGAGGTCTCTGCTGGGTTGCCGTTGTCCCAGGATGAGCCCACACCGGAGTCGACTCCGGTTGCAGAGGTTGCTGTAGCGGAGCCCGAGCCAGTTGTTGAGGAGCCCGTTGCCTCTGCGGCCGAGGAGCCTGCTACGCCGGCGGCTACCGTTGATGATCTTCTTGAGCCTGAGCCCGCCCCGGCTGTCGAGGAGAAGGATCTCTACGACGCGGACTCGCTCATGGCCCTCAAGAGCGATCGCCTATCAGAGATCTTGGTATCTGAGTTCCAGTACCCCGCCGATCAGCTCTACAAGCTCAAGACCAAGCAGGCTAAGATCGATGAGATCCTAGCGCGTCAGGGGGTGTGATTTGGCCCAGATCCTAGCTAACAACATCTCGGATCGGACCAATCCTCCCGGCGGTGCTCGCGCCATCGACATTGGCGCGGTGCGCATCTGGCCCGGACGTTGCGCTCTAGTGGCGTCTGAGGACATTACTGCATCAGTGCAGGCCCTAAGGGGCTCGTACTTGGAGTTTGGGCACCTACCGGCAGAGTACCTAGCTAGCCCTCCTCCCCCTACTGAGCCGATGACTGAGGAAGAACTACGTGCCAAGCTAGAGAAGATGAGCCTCAAGGCGCTCTACGACCTAGCTGAGGGCATTACGCCTCCACCCGCAAAGCGAGCGAATGCCGCACGTATGGTGCATGCGATCCTGCGTGCATGCCGGAATCCAGACTCCCTTGACCCAGCGAAGTTCTTCTTCACCCGGCATTGGAAGAAGATTGGTCCGGATACCTACGTTCCTGTGGAGTGACTCATGGCGTATGATCTTGGGCTAGTCACGGGAGAGACAACACCTATCCCGTCCGCCAGTGCGCGAATGAACCAGATCATCATCATGGTTCAGGAGTACATGCGTGACGCGCCCGAGCTCAACCGCTTGATCCAGGGGCAAGAGTCCAGCCCGCGCCAGATTGCTTGGGCGGTGCTGGACGCCCTCGACTACTACAACTCTACGCCTCCCTTCATGGGACGCGTAAGCCTACATAACTTCCCGTCGATGCACCTGCTCCTACGTCTAACAGTTGCGACCCTATTGGAGAGCATCTCTCTCCTACAGGCGCGTAATCACCTTACGTTCAGCGACGGAGGCATCACGGTCTCCGTATCCGATAAGCACCAGATGCTTATGAGCTGGGCTCAGATGTACAGGGCATCTGCGGAGCAACGCACTCGCCACATCAAGCGCTCCATCAATGTCGAGATGGCGATGCAGGGTACCGGAGCCTTCTCTGAGTACTTCGTCATCAACGGCGTCTACATCCCCGGTTACTGAGGTCCAACATGATCCAGTTTGCGGGTATCAAGGTCCGCTCCTTTGCGGTGAACTACTGCGATATCTACTGGGAGCTCGAGCCCCACAACTCGGACATCCAGGAGTGGCAGTTCTTCGTGGATCGCTCCTCTGTAGAGAATGGCGAGTTTGTTCAGATCGCGGGACCCCTGACGGACCAGTACTACCTACGCGACAACATCGTCCATACGCTGTCCCAGGCTAGAACTTGGTTCTACCGCGTCAGGGCTGTTCGTATCGCAGACGGATACGAGATCACATCCGACTCGTCTGACGCAGATGGCGAGTCTGACCTGATCTGCGAAGAGATTGTGCGCAACGAGTACGTCATGTGGCGAGAGTACTCCGGCATCGCAATCTGGCTGTTTGCTAAGCGGACATTTGGACAGAGATGCCCCTCGTGCTTCAACCCCCGGCTAGGTAAGACGACTACGCCGTCTTGCGAGGTCTGCTGGGGAACCGGCTACTCTGGCGGGTATCACCGTCCGGTAAAGATCTGGGGAGAGATTCAGGGCAACCACGATCTACAGGTCCAACGGACTGTGGACGATCAGAGGGCTGTCTCTGGCGCAATCTTTACCGGTCCGCCATCCCCGGACGTTGCAGTAGGCGACCTACTCGTAGACGCGCGAAATCGTCGATGGCTGGTGACCGCTGTCGGAGGATCAATGCGACTTGGAGTCACTGTGCGACAACAGCACGTACTAATCCCAGTCGAGAGATCTCAGATCCAATTCAAGGTACCACTCAAGATCGACACCTCTACAGAGGAATTGCGGGGAGCCAGAAACTTCTCGAATCCGCAGAACCTAGAGGCCGCAAAGCGTGATACCTCGTACGAAGACATCCTAAGAGTGTATGGGTTCGGATGAGTAACCAAGACACACAGACTCCTCCCAAGAAGGGGCTATTCCAACAGGTCAAGCCTCGTTGGATTGCCGAGAACCTTGGCCTAGCTACCCTGGGCTTTGGTCTTGGACATCTTGCAGGGGGCGGGGCTGCTGGTTTGGCCGTCGGACATCCTGCTGTGCAGAAGCTGTCCCCAGAAGCCAAGCGGAGAGTGGTTCAGACTTTCCGCGCGATTGGCGGGGTTGGCGGAGCTGGCACGACCTTTGCGCTCAACCAGATGCGACTAGCCATGAATGAGCGCCTTAGGCAGAAGAGACTCGCTGAGGATGCCAAGAACAAGAAGGAAGCTCCGTCCCCAGAGAAGGTGGCATCAGTGCTACTAGAAAGAGGGTGGAGATGAGCAATCCCCGTGGCGCAACAGTTGGGCCGCAATCGGGTCTTGGGTTTGACCCAGACCTGTACTTCCTCGAGCTGTACGTCGCGTTTCTTCAGGGATGGTTCAACTTCCTGCCGCTGGATCACGAGTTCCACTGGGAGCCAGATCTAGAGCATTCTCGTGTGGCGATCCGCGGTGAGGCGCCAGTAGACTTCACGGTGATGGAGTCACGCCCGCTGATCACCGTCATCTGGGGACCCACCGCGACCCAGAGTCTAGGCATGGACAACTTCGTATCTAGGACAGGAGAGACCAATCTCTTCACCGATATGGAGTCTGGGACCTTTGTTGTCTACGCTGTGGCTCACGGAGATATCCAGGCAAAGCGCCTGGCGCGGCTGATTGCCCATGCGACTAGGTCCTCACGCAAGCTCCTTGAGGGCCCCGGGGGATTCCACGCGATTGGTAGAGTTGGGCTCTCCATCAACTCTCCAAGTGCTCCGGGGGCACTTGTTATGGGCGCCCCAGATTACAATGATCTGGTTATGGTTCAGGTCAATGTTCCCATCCAGTTTCAGCTCTCTTGGACGGTTGCTCCTGGGAGATCTCCTCCCCAGCACCGCACCTTGGACATGATCACCCAGCAGCCACGAGCTCGTGACTACGTGTACCCTTCCTCAGTAGAACTTACGGAGGTACATTTGGGTGATCCTAATTGGAGCACCAGGACTACCGCGGGTGTTAATCTACTTCCGCGAACAGTCCGCATCATTCGAGGAGCCTACGCTGCTCGACCCGCTACCGTGCAGATCGGTGATGGGATAGATGGTTTCCAACAGTCGGACCTCTCTAAGACCGTTGAGGAGTAGACATGGCCACCCCTTCTGAGAATCGCCCAGGCGTAGTCGTCGAGCAACAGATCGCTCAGACGCCCACCCTCGTGTCTGCCCCTACCTTGGTGCCTATGGTGGTCGGCCCCTGCAAGCAGATCGTTGAGACTCTAAACACCTCGGGCGGCCTAAACGCCGACGCGAAGTACGCCAAGTCCAACTACAACCAGCGTGCGCTGTTCATCCCGAAGGCTGACTTCCCAGATCCCCGCAGCAATATGGATGAGCTCATCATCGACGGCACGACTGTCGAGGCCTCGCTGAACTTTGGCGGCTCTCTACGCTCAATCCCTCGCGGGTCCAACGGCACGTTCGGATCATCGTTCTTGAACACTACGCTGGGAATCACGGGCCACCCCGCCATCCTCTCCGCGCTGACTGAGCCGTTCTCGTTCGATCCGACTGTCGGCGATGCGCTTGTCCTCGCTTTCGACGCGACCAATCCTCTCGATGTCAGCAAGGACTTCTCTGTCATCCTCAAGGATACACTGACGGCCCAGGATGTAGCAGACGCAGTCAACGCCGCTGCGGGACAGACTGTCGCTCGTGCCTACGATGCCGGAGGCGGTAACGTCTACGTCATGTTCTACTCCACCAAGGCTAGCGCTGCGGGTAGCGTGACGCTTCGCGCAGGCGCCTCGGCGCTCAAGCTCCTGTTCGGCGCAGGCTTCGATGACTCCCAGGACTACCGCGTCACAGGCGCCGGTTTTCGCGCTCAGGATGACCTGGACTCAGACCTGACCTCGCCCTGGATTGAGTTCACGGGTGGTGAGTACCTTGAGGGTGTCAGCGGTACCTGGACCGCGACTACCTTTCCAGGGGCTACCCCGGTTAATGCTATCTGGGCCGCGATTATCACTCTCGATCCAGAGACTGGGATTGCTAGCCTAGATTCGTTCACCTCCGGTCCCGCGGCAGTTGGTCTTGACTTCACCGATACGTCGTCGAGCAATCCGATCCCGCTGAAGGCAGCTACTGCCTCCGTTGCGGGCGATACCTTCTGGTTCG